TCCAGCCACCGCTGTTCGATCTGATTGCGCTTGGCAACCTGTTCTGCCGCCAGCTTGTTCAGTCGAGAAGCAAAAATATGAAGGCGCTCAGCGATCTCCAGCTCATGCTCTTCCGCTGTCTGCGGAGACATAAGCTCGTCGCCATAACCTTCCATCTCTTCCTGCATGAGAATCCTTTAGTAGCCGGCAACCTTGTCTACGATCGTAGGCTGCTCAATCATGTTGTCGAAATCGCTTTGAGTAAGCGGCTCAGCGAACGTCAAAGCCAGCGCGTCAGCGCAGTCAGTCGATCTGTAGCCGCGCTTCTTAATATCGTCTTTGCTCTCTAACTTACGCCTGGCGTTAGAGTCATACTTGTACTGCGGGGCACATAGGTCGGTATGCAAGTCATCCCGATCCGGGATCATTACCGGCACATCGCCATCGAGCCAATCTCGCATTGACCACCACATCTCCGCCCGGCGGTTTAAAAACCTCTGAGGATCCAACGCAGCGCTGCCAAAGTTAATCGGCACTACAACATCCTCATGCCCCAGCTCCATCAGGCGATCGACAACGCCAGCACCCAAGCCGCCAACGTCTACAGCAACCTGGGCAGGGTTTTCGTTTTTAATCAGAGAGTGAACAATGCCAGCGATCTCCATTGTTGATCGCTGCTCAAACGTCTCTAAGAAATATGCCGACCGGCCTTTGCGCCGAATAATGGCCGTCCTGTCATCACCAAAGCGCGCAGGATCGACGCCAATAATCAAAGGGCCTACCGCCAATACCTTGGCTTTGCGGGCCTCTACGACGATCTCCGGCTGTATCAGGCTATCCCCGCCAGTGACCTGGAACGCCTCTTGCGCTGTCATGGGGTATTCCTGTCGGAAAGAAAACGCCCCATCTATCCCGTCAGCAGATAACTCCGCAATCTTGGATCGCCGGAACGCTAACTGCTGACTATCCAAGCCATACGCCCGGATCAACTGCTCTTCCTCGTCAGTCGGCACCAAACCACCCGCCGCCTTACGATATTCATCTTGCCAGTACCAGGGCACAAAGATCGCCTGGAATGGACTGACACCAGCCTCTGCCTGTTGCCACTGCTGGTAAAAAAAGTTTCCTACGCCGTTAGCGGTAGACTCCAGAATGATCTCTGTGTCTGCCTCATCCGGCACCGCCTGCAATATCCCCTTGGCGTGCTCTGCCGCATTGGGCCAGTAAGCAACTTCCGAACCATGGAAGTATTGGATCGTTGTTCCACGACCAACGCTTTTGTTCCCGGCTGTCCCTACCTTGTAACCCGAGTCGAGCTTGTCAAAGCTGAGCTCTTTCTGATTGCTCGCACCAGTAGACGGCTTCACGAAATCCGGCGCGCCCTGGTGATACCGCTCAACCATCTCAAACAGCGCTGACGTCGAATCTGCCTCATGCGTCAGAATGAACGCCCGGACGCCCTTGCGATGCGTGGTTTTCCAGTAATACCGCCCCTCAACGTAAGTCGAGACGCCCTGCTGCCGGCCCTTGAGGATGATCGCCCTGACTTGGCCGGTCTGCTTCTTCTGCTCCTCGATGCAGTCGTTAATAAACCGCTGGGCTTTGTTCAGTAGTAGCGGCTTTACCTCGCCAGATTTTGACCTAACCGAAAGACAGTTACGGGCATAAAACTCAAAGTCGTTTTTCAGCTTGAGGCGGGTTAGTTCAAGCTCTCCAGCCATTCCTCTTGGGATATCTCCTGTACTGCGGCCTTGATCTCCGTCGATGACAATCTCGCATGGACATAGGGTGCGGCGGCTTTGGCAGCGTCTATCCGGTAACGGATGTCCTCTGCCTCGTTTTGGTAGATCGATGCAAGATACTCAAGGGGGGATTGCCCGCCATCAGCACACACTCGCTCGATCTGAGCTTTTGATGCCTTGTTGAAACTACCTTTCGGACGCCCGCGCTTTTTCTTAGGCTCTTCCTCAAAGTCATCGAAATCATCGTCCCAATCGTCAGACATAACGCCCTCCTTGGGTTATGTCAGGCATCCGGGGCACAGCGCCGGGCTTGTTCGCTTTACCGCCAGAAGCTCTAGCCAGTAAGCCCTTAACCGGCGTGGCAGGCACTCGCATGGTCTGCCGGGATTGGGCAACGAGAGCATCGTTTAGCCGTGATTGCCCTGCCTGCGCTTGGCCTTGATGGGTAGCGGCAGGGGCTTGAGGCGCAATCGCATTGATTTGTTGGACGCCGCCATATGCAGCCCTAGCGTTATTCACCGTTACTTCTCTGCATCAATAGATCGAGCTTTTCAGATATGGCGCGCAGATCCTCACGCATCTCCTGGCGCAATCGCTCTCGGTCAGCCTTTTCCTGGCTCAATCTATCGCGGTGCTCCTGGGCTAACTGCTGGACGTCACGCTCTACCACCTCAATCGATGCGGCATTGAGGGAAACTCCCTCAGACACGGAGGCAAAAGCAATAATTCCAGAGAACACCAGCCCGGTTGTCATGGCGATATCGCCCCAGCTAACAGAGGGATCAACGCGCATTATTTTTTACCGCCCTTTGAAAATCGCTCCATTGCCGGCCCTACCACTTTGTCCAAATGAGGAGCCGCAAAATAGAAGCTCAGAATTAACATTACGGCCCCGGTCATGCTGTCTGCATGGGCCTGCGTGATTTCACTGGCCTCCTTCATCCGGGCAGCAATCTCAGGATCGCTAAACACAGCGCCCGTGACCATTGCCCAGCCAAATAGGTATTGCAGGAGCCAGATAAACGTAATGGCACACGCTATCAGCCGGCGAGCTAATGCCTGCCCGCTTGTGGCCTGCATCCAGTCGATAACCATCGCCCGAGCCTTCTGGCGTTCCTGCGCGGCATCGTTGGCCTTTTCCTCGTCGGTATAGACCAGCACATCCAGGCTATTCGAGATGCCCTTTACAGCGCCCTCAATGGCCTTCTCAGAGCCGAAAATTTTACCTATGAGTGACCCTAGCGCCATTGCGTGCCGCCCTTGTGCTTCGCCTTACGGCCCGCACGCTTGCGTTTGTCCTGGTGGATGAAATGGGTGCGATATAGATTCTTTGTTCGCATCACTCGCTCTCCCCCTCAAACTCCGCAAACACGTTAGATTCCTCTGCTTCGAGTACCGGAAACAGATGCCCACACACACAGCACGAAAGGATGTGCTGCTTTGGGTTGTTGGCGTCTACCTTCCACGAAAACATTGCCGACTCGCAGTTACCGCACTCGACCACTTCGAGCTCGATCCTGATCGTTTTAGGCTTGCCACCATCGATGCCAATCAGGTCACCCATTGTCCCGGGCTCGCCTGATATCACAGCGATGGCGCTCTACCTCGCCGTATTCCTTGTCATGCACGATGCAGTACATATCCCGGCCCGATCGGTAACCCGAATTCATGTGCCAGGCGTCCTTTGCCGCCAAGGTACGGAATGACTCAACCACACTGCCCCTAAGCTCCTGCCGGGTGGTGTGGTGGATATGGCCCGTATACCAGTACCGATGCTGGCTTTTCGCCCACATCTCCGGCTGATCTGTCGCCATAATCTCGGACAGGGCTTGCAGCTTGATCGTGTCACCGTGGGTGCAGGCGATCAGCGTTTTACCATGCTCGAAATAGTGAAATTTGTTAGTGGTCGGCAGTACCTCGACCCGCGGCTCAGCGTGGAAGTAAGCAGCCAGGAAGGCGCTTAACATCACACTGGTGTGGTCATCGTGATTGCCTATGCAGTTCACTACCGACACACGCGGGTGTTTGGATAAGGCCAGGGTGATTAGATCCACCATGAGCATACAGCCGGCCTGCAAGACCTGGGGCCATCGAGTATCCACATCCACCGGGGTGCCCCGGGTCGTGGTATTACCCCTGTTGTCAGCGTGGAAAAAATCACCCAGGTTCGCGATCAAGGCATGGTCAGTCTTGGGTGCGACTGACACTAGCCGGGACGTAGCGTTAAGCAAATCCTCCCGGGCTATCTTGACGTCAAAATTCTCCCCGGCTTCCTCCGCATGGGCATAACAGCCAATGTGGGGATCGCCCATCACATAGCAGGCCAGCAGATCGGCAGTATCCGATGTCGGGGC